AACAACATCCTCAGTTAGATATTAGATTTGTTTTTACAAACAGTAGAAATAAATTACGTAAGGGTGCAAAGTCCTCTTATGCTGAATGGTGTATAAAGCATGGCTTTAGATATTATGACAGGATTATCCCTGAAGATTGGTTAAAAGAAAAAGGTAAAAACAAACACCCTAAATTTATAAAGTTTAGTGGTATAAAAATGAAAGGAAAACGATATGCTAAATAAATATGATAATAAAGGAAACTTTTTTTTCGTTGAAGTAATACCAAACATAGATAACAAAGGTCAGTGGGATGGACAATATGAATTAGCTATACAAGCTAGAAGACAAAATATTAATGATGAAAGTTTTTATGAATTAGAACAGGTTTGTCAAATGACTTGTGCTGCTATAACTATGATGGAAGAAAACGAAGATTTTAGAGAAACAGTTTACAAGTTTTTAAATTCACCTGACTCTAGAAAAACTAAACAAAAGTCTAAGTTGCCAATTAATAAAACTAATGGTAATATTATAAATGTAGATTTTAAAAATGATGTGTAACTATGTTAAAGGAGATATATAAAAAAATGAAAGATAAAAAACAAAAGTTAGATAAAACATTAGATGAAAGACCTGTAAAATATTTATCAGGTGTTGTGAAACAAGCACAACAACAGTCTGACCATGTACAAACTATGGATATGGTTAATCACCCACCACATTACACAACTAGTGACGGAGTTGAATGTATAGAAGCTATAAAAGCAGCAACAGGAGATGGCTATGAATATTATCTTCAGGGTGTTGTATTAAAATATATATGGAGATATAAACATAAGAATAATGGCTTAGAAGATTTAAAGAAAGCAGAATGGTATCTAAGCGAAATGATTGATGTTGTTGGAAATGATAAGACTTAAAATAATGATTACATTAGATGTAGATACAGAAGATTATTATGCATCATCAGATGAAAAAATAGAAGAAGATATTGAAGACCATCTTGGAGATTTAATTTATGAAATAGATGGTTGTGAATTAAAGAGTATAAAAGTATTAAAAGGAGAAAGAAGATGAATACAAATTATTTACCAACGGATTATCAAAACTTTATTGCCCTCTCTCGCTATGCAAGATGGAAAGATGACGAGCAAAGACGAGAGACTTGGGTTGAGACAGTGGATAGATACTTTACTTATTTAGAGACACACTTAAAAAATAAACATGGTTACATGATAACAAAAGCATTAAAAGAAAAGTTATCAAACCATATACTTTCTCTAGGTATCATGCCTAGCATGAGAGCACTAATGACTGCAGGTGTTGCCTTAGATAGATGTCATGTTGCAGGTTATAATTGTAGTTATATTCCTGTAGACAGTCCTCGCTCTTTTGATGAGTGTATGTATATACTGATGTGTGGTACAGGTGTAGGGTTTTCCGTTGAAAGAGAAAACGTTGATAAACTTCCTGTTGTTAATGAGCATTTTGAAAAAAGCACAACAGTTATTACTGTAGCCGATAGTAGACCCGGATGGGCAAGAGCCTTGCGTGAACTGATTGCTATGTTATATGTAGGACAAGTTCCTGAATTAGATGTAACGCAAGTTAGACCTGCAGGAGCACGATTAAAAACATTTGGTGGAAGAGCATCAGGTCCTCAACCTCTTGTAGACTTATATCATTTTTGTATAAACATATTTAAAAAAGCAGCAGGTAGACAACTCTATCCTATAGAGTGCCACGATATTATGTGTAAAGTTGGTGAAGTTGTTGTTGTTGGTGGTGTAAGACGTTCTGCATTAATTAGCTTGTCTAATTTAAATGATGACCAAATGAGACATGCAAAGTCAGGTCAATGGTGGGAAAATAATACACACCGAGCCTTGTCTAATAACTCTGTTGCCTATAAAGATAAACCTGAAATGGAAACATTTATGAGAGAGTGGTTAGCTTTATACGAATCTAAGTCAGGAGAACGTGGTATCTTTAATCGTAAAGCAGCGATAAATAAAGTCAAAGAGAATGGAAGACGAAAGCATGATTACTACTTTGGTTGTAATCCCTGTAGTGAAATTATCCTTAGACCTTATCAGTTCTGTAATTTAACGGAAGTTGTCTGCAGAGAAACGGATAACTTAGAAACTTTAAAAGAGAAAGTTAGAATGGCTACAATACTTGGCACATTCCAATCTACTCTTACCGATTTTAAATATTTAAGGAAAGTATGGAAAGATAATACTGAAGAGGAACGATTGCTTGGAGTATCGTTAACAGGTATTATGGATTGTGAGTTTTTAACTCATGATGTGTTTAAGTTAAATAGAAATAACAAAGAGGAAAACTTACAGAAACTAAAACAAGTGGCTATAGATACCAATAAAAAAATAGCTAGTGATTTAGGTATCCAACAATCTACTGCTATTACTTGTGTTAAACCATCAGGAACTGTATCACAATTAGTAGATAGTGCATCAGGTATACATGCAAGACATAGCCAATATTATGTTAGAACTGTAAGAGGAGATGTTAAAGACCCACTAACACAGTTTATGAAGGATAAAGGTATACCTTGTGAACCTGATGTCATGAAACCTGATAGTGTGGTTGTGTTTAGTTTCCCTATGAAATCTCCAAGTAATTCTATTACACGAGTTCATACAGATGCAATACAACAATTAGAAGATTGGCTATTGTTTCAAGAGCATTGGTGCGAACATAAACCCTCTGTAACTGTTTCTGTTAAGGAACACGAGTGGATGGAAGTAGGAGCATGGGTTTATAAAAACTTTGATAAGGTTTCAGGTATATCCTTTTTACCTTTTAGCGAACATACTTATAAACAAGCACCTTATCAAGAGATAAATAAGGAAGAGTATGATACCTTGACAAAGACTATGCCAAGTGCTATAAATTGGAAAGATTTACAAAACTTTGAAAAAGAGGACACGACAAATGGTAGCAAAGAACTTGCCTGTACTGCTGATGTATGTGAAGTTGTTGACATTCAAGCTAGTTAAAACATTACTATGGCTACCGATAACAAGTCATTTTCTTGCCATGATATACGCAAGTATTGTAGGTAAAGAAGTGGTAGGCAATAGCATTTTAGAAGAGTTTATAGTCTTTAATGCTATTTTAATTATAACTTTAATTATAAAGGAGATTCTAAATGTTAGAACCATGCGTAGAAGACCAAAAAAAGTTTGACCTTGATTTACAATATGGAAAGGTCAGAGAGCAACTTGTTGCAGACATGTTGCAGGATAAAAAAATAGAAGTTAAAAGTGAAAGGGGAATGTGGCAGAGAACAGGTAACATAGCTATTGAATACGAGTCTTATGATAAGCCTAGTGGTATCAATGCTACTGAAGCCGATTATTGGTTTCATAATTTATGTGTAGAAGATGATGTATTTTGCACATTAGTATTTAAAGTAAAGAATCTAAAAAAATTAATTGATAATTTAGATTACAAGAAAACAGTATCAGGTGGAGACCATAATGCATCTAAAATGTATTTGTTAAACATACAAAAGTTATTTTCATCTGATGTTATTAAATCATTTAAAGGAGAGTAAGTATGCGAGAAATGTTATTAGCAGCAGCTAAATCCTACTATGTGGGGGTGATGAATAAGCACATAGCAAATGTGGAGATACTGCTAACTCGTTCTGTTGGTATTGGAGAACACCAAGACATTCAACAGTCTATAGATGTAGAGTTAGAAAAGGTGTCTATCGCACATGATAAACTAGACATGATACAAAAATATTTTGAAAGGAAGAAAGATGATGAAATACAAGACAAAGAAACGAAATCCAAATCTAAGTAAATATGATGCACCTTTACGTATTCAGTTTGAACGAGGAAGGAATGCTTTTAATGGTAAGCAATACATTAAAAATGTAAATGGTTGTAAGATTATAGCAACAGAGAATCCATATCATTCTAATACTATGCAACATAGGGAATGGGAAAGAGGATATAACTTTGCTTATTTTAAACAGATGGAAAAAAATGAATCTAGAAGAAGAAGCAAA